CGGACTACACTTCTACCCAATTTGGGAAGCTAATACACTTGATGAATGGCTATATAACGGCGGACCATATCAGCTCGTCGTTTTCCACTTCCTCATTGGCGTCTTTTCTTACATGGGACGAGAGTGGGAACTTAGCTATCGACTAGGGATGCGTCCTTGGATCTTTGTTGCTTACTCTGCACCTGTAGCTGCTGCTACTGCCGTGTTTCTTGTCTATCCGTTTGGACAAGGATCCTTCTCTGACGGAATGCCGCTCGGTATCTCCGGTACTTTCAACTATATGTTGGTCTTTCAGGCAGAACATAATATCCTTATGCATCCATTCCATATGCTGGGAGTTGCTGGCGTCTTCGGTGGCGCTTTGTTCTCTGCTATGCATGGCTCTCTGGTTACCTCCTCACTTATCCGTGAGACGACTGAAGAGGTCAGCCAGAACTACGGATATAAGTTTGGTCAAGAGGAAGAGACATACAACATTGTTGCCGCACATGGCTACTTCGGACGACTGATCTTCCAATATGCATCTTTTAACAATTCTCGGTCACTGCATTTCTTCCTCGCAGCTTGGCCGGTCGTGGGCATCTGGTTTGCCGCCCTCGGCGTCAGCACCATGGCTTTCAACCTCAATGGGTTCAACTTCAATCAGTCCATTACTGAAAGTCAAGGTCATGTGATTAACACATGGGCTGACATTCTCAACCGTGCCAACCTCGGCTTTGAGGTGATGCACGAGCGGAACGCACATAACTTCCCGCTCGACCTTGCATCCGTGGAGGTAACTCCCGTGGCACTTAAGGCACCAGCAATCGGTTAATTATTCGTACGTTCATCCAATGTTTGATCTCTCCATCGACGATGGTGCTGCCCGTATTATACGGAATGCTCTACAACAATATAGAAAAAACTGGTCTGGTGGTCGTCCACAAGAACAGATCGATATTGAGTTCTTAGAGACACAGTTCAATCGTATGGTGTTAGAGGCAGAGTTGGACGCATGACCGCCTAAGCATGGAACGGGGCTTAGGTTTTATCAGGTACGAACTAATGTCTAACATCGTTATCCGTTACATCGCAAACGCTAAGAAGAAAGCTGACAACTACAAGGTCGATGCTCTTCGTTATCGCGGTGTAGTTTATAAGCAACTGGTTAAGTGAGCTTACAGAGGGGTGCAAGTCCCCTCACCAGTCTTGGTTAGAGCCGGTACGCCGACACCTCTAGCCGTCTAGACGGTGGGATAGACCACAAAAATTTTTCCAAGATCTTGGAGTTGGTTATACGAACACTTACTCCTTACAATGGCACAACAATCTACAGTCAACCCCGCACAGCTTACTCAGCTGGGTGCGGCTAACTTTGGAACCGATACTCGCGCTCTCTATCTGAAGTTGTTCAGTGGAGAGATGCTGAAAGGATTCCAGCACAACACGATCGCTCGTGATCTGATCATGAAGCGTACCCTGAAGAACGGCAAGTCTTTGCAGTTCGTCTACACGGGTCGCACCAAGAGCGAGTTCCATACGCCTGGCAACAGCATTTTGGGTAACACCGATGGTGCACCGCCGGTGGCTGAGAAGACCATCACGGTCGACGATCTGCTGATCTCCAGCGCCTTCGTCTACGACCTTGATGAGACCCTTTCTCATTACGACCTGCGTAGTGAAATTAGCCGCAAGATCGGCTATGCCCTGGCAGAAAAGTATGACCGTCTTGCATTCCGTGCTATCGCACGTGGTGCACGTCAGGCATCTCCTGTCTCTGCTACCAACTTTGAAGAGCCCGGCGGTACTCAAATCCGCGTTGGTTCTTCTACCAACGAATCTGATGCTTTCTCCTCTTCTGCACTGGTCAGCGCCTTCTATGACGCTGCTGCTGCTATGGACGAGAAGGGTGTGAGTGGTGACGGACGTGTCGCCGTTCTGAACCCTCGTCAGTACTACGAGCTTATTCAAGCCGTAGGGTCCAACGGTCTTGTGAACCGCGATGCTCAGGGCACTGCTCTGCAAAGCGGTAACGGCATCATCGACATTGCCGGTATCAAGATCTACAAGTCCATGAACATCCCATTCCTGGGTCGTTATGGCACCAAGTATGGCGGCACTACTGGTGTGACCGATCCCGGTAACACTGGTGACTTTGTCAACCCTGCTTTGGAAGATGCTTCCGGTGCTACTACCGGTATCAACAATGACTACGGTACTGCTACTGAAGTCGGCTCCACTTCCTGTGGTCTGATCTTCCAGCGTGAAGCTGCCGGTATGGTCGAAGCCATCGGTCCTCAGGTCCAAGTGACCAGTGGCGATGTGTCTGTGATCTACCAAGGTGACGTGCTCCTCGGGCGCCTCGCTTGCGGTGCTGATTACGTCAACCCCGCTGCAGCCGTTGAGCTGTATGTGGGTGCCACTGCACCTTCCGCATTCTGATATTTCTTATCTACACGGGGACTCTTCGGAGTCCCTTTTTTTTACCTATACGTAAGAATGACATTTCCTACCACTAACGCTACACAAGAACTACAAGCTATTAACGAAATTCTGGCGTCAGTTGGTCAAGCGCCTGTCACCACCCTCGATCAAACCAACCCGGACGTTGCGATTGCATATACAACACTTCTACAAGTGTCACGAGAGGTGCAGGCTGAGGGATGGACATTTAACAAGGAATACAACTACAAGTTTACTCCTGACACCAATGATGAAATTCTGATTCCTAATAACGTACTGCACTTGGATGCTAGTGAGGTATCCGCAAATATGGAGTTAGATACTGTTATCCGTACTGGAAAACTGTACGACCGTTTCAATCACACATTCAAGTTCACAAATGGACCTGTCGAATGTGATGTGATTTGGTTGTTTGATTGGGTTGATATCCCTAAACCAATTCAAGCGTTTATCACTGCACGTGCTTCCGCCATTGTCTCCAGCCGCATCGTTGGTGACAACACTCAGTATCAAATCCTCCAACAAAACGAAGCTTACACAAGAGCTTTGGCGATGGAATATGACACAACTCAAGCTGATCTGAGCTTCTTTGGTAAACCTGACGGTACTGCCAAAAGCGGTTATATCAGCTTCCAACCATTTAAAGCTCTGTATCGATAATGGCAGCAGTAACACAACGCGTCGCCAATTTCTTAGGCGGTGTTTCAAGACAACCTGACGATAAGAAGCTACCAGGACAAGTTGTTGAATCTATCAACTCATACCCTGATGTTGCCTTAGGTTTAACTAAGCGTCCTGGTCTTCAATACATTACAAACTTAGGGACAGGTACGACTCTTGATAATGGCAAGTGGTTCTACATCAATAGAGATAGTGATGAACGCTATATCGGTTGCATCACTCCAGCAGTTTCTGGACAGTTGGGTGGCATTCAGATCTGGAATGCAATCAGTGGTGCTGTGTGTACCGTCAACTATGGAACTGGTGCAGTAAATTATCTATCGGGTACACGGAATGATTACGACGTTCTGACGGTACAAGATACCTCCATTATTACCAACAAAACTAAGATCGTATCTACACGAGCTGCTGCATCACATACAGCCGATCTCAAAGCAACCATTGTGTTAGTTGATGTTGCTTATAGTGCTGAATATAAAGTTGTAATCACTATCGGTAGTACCACCTATACCGCTACATATACGTCACCAGTGAACGCACAAGCTGCTACTAACACTACACTTGGTGTTACTGCAGATGAAGTGCTTACTGGTATTCAGTCTGCATTGACTGCTCAAAGCATCCCTAATCTTACGATTACCAAACTAGACACTGTCCTCGAATTGACAAATACGTCATCGATGAAAGTGACAGCCACTGGTGGTGCAGCAACAAACAAACTCAATGCTGTTGTTGAAACTGTTGATAACGTCAGTGAGCTGCCTAACACTTCTATACATGGAAGGGTGGTTAAAGTTGTCAACACTACGAGTGCCTTTGACAGCTATTACGCGCAGTTTGAAGCTTACGATGGTGTGTCCGGTAACGGATACTGGGAAGAGGCTCTTGGTTTTAATGCCTCACCTGGGCTTGATAATGCCACGATGCCTCATGAATTGATCAACACTGCGATCAATACATTTACTTTTAAGCAGGCTACATACACCGATCGACTTGTCGGTGATGACGAGACTAACCCGCATCCCAGTTTTGTCGGTAACACAATTCAGCAGGCATTCTTGCACTCCAATCGACTTGGATTCCTGACTCAAGATAATGTTTCTTTGAGCCAGAATGGTGAGTTTTTCAACTTCTATAAAGTCTCTGGACGTACTGTTATTGATTCAGACCCTGTAGACCTCAGCTGCTCTTCAATCAGACCTGCTGTTTTGCATGGTGTGATTTCTACCTCACAAGGTCTCGTGTTGTTTAGTCGTGGTCAGCAGTTCCTGTTGACTGCTATCGACAACATCATGACGCCAGCTACAACCACCATTAGAACTATCTCTTCCTATGAGATGGATACTGATGTTGACCCTGTAGATGTTGGTACAAATATCAACTTCATCAGTAAGACCAGTAGTTTTACTAGGGTCTTTTCGATGCAAACCCGTGGTCAGCAGCAGAATCCGCTTGTCCTTGACCTAAGCAAAATTGTTAACGAGTATATCCCTAGCAATACCGATACGTTGATTGCTAGCACTCAGAACCAATTTATTGCAATGAGTAGCCAAGCGTCTAAAAAGATATTCCTTTATAGCTTTTACAACGATGGTGAAAAGAACTTACTTGAATCTTGGTATAGCTGGCAGATGCCTGGATTGGTCCAGACGTGTGCTGTTGATCAAGACGATATGTATATCGTTACCAAACAATCTAACCAGTTCACGCTCGGCAAGGCGACTATCAACCAAAGCCCTGACACTGCGATCATTGTTAACAGCAATGGTTCTCGTGTCAATCCAAGCGTGGACCTTTACGCCACTGCTAGCAGCGTTGTCTATGACGCAGCGAATGACCAAACCAAGTGTTACCTCCCATACAACGATGTGTCTGGCTTGAAGCCAGTCCTGTTGATTGCAGGTAGTACTGCACAAGGCAGCTTCGTTGAATCGGGTTTTACCATCACACCTACACGTGGGTCAGATGGCACTGGTGATTTCTTTATTGTCCCGAAGAAGGATCTAACCTCTCAGGCATCTGATGTCATTGTTGGATTTAAATATGACTTTGAAGTACAGCTTCCTACTACCTTCTTCTCTCGTAGTGATGACGGAAGAGTGGTTGACTTTACTGCTCGTCTAACGATTGCACGTTATGTCTTCTCACTTGGTTTGTCTGGCGTTATGTCGTTCAAGACCAAGGCACGTGGCAGTGATGAATGGTATGAGATTTCACCGGTAGCTAATGCCAATTATTACCTGGCAAACGATATTGCACTGTCTGATGAGTCGTATGTGACGCTACCTATTCATCAGAATAACAAGAATTTTACACTTAAACTTTTCAATGATTC